TTATTTTCGGCTTTGTCGGCGATAATCGGCACAAATGGTCATGCGCTGAGGCTGTGGCGGAAGCCATGGGGATACCTGACTCATGGAGGATAAACCCAAATTCACTTTACCCTATCATTAATAAATACTTTAAGCTAAAATAGTTATTGAATTACCCAATCATATAAAGGAAATATCATGCAAAATTTAGACCCAAATGAAAATAAAGAGTTGGATCAAAAAGATGGTGAGCAAGAAGCTCAATCTGAAGACCAATTAGGCGACGGAACCGACACATCAACAGAAACTGGCGTTGGTGGAAATGGCCCCGTAAAACCACCAAACCCATAATATTGTGAGTACCCGTTTAAAATTGGCAATGATCTTGATATTAATTGAGGTCGCTTCCCATTTTATCTTAGAGTCATTGCCGAGAGAGAATTTAGAATTATCCTTTCTCGGCATTGGCATGTTAATACCGCCATCCGTCTATTATCTTGTAGCTGGCGGCTTTTCTTTTTTATCCGTTAAATTAATAGCAAATTCTGGGAATGACCAATTGGTAATAGATGTGTCGCTTCTGGCATTGTTTATGCTTTCTTGTCAGTTATTAGGATTAGCTTGTTACCATATGAGATTGCCTGTTGAGATATACAACTATACAATCATGGTAATTCTAGTTTTACAAATTTTGCGGTTACTTTTCAAAAGGAGAGGCGATGGCGTGGATCGAAATAGCAATATCGTTCTTCTGGCTCGTTGCCTTACTATGCAAAGGAATCGTGATATATGTTGAATGTAAGCAACGCAAGCGCAAAAGAGATCGCGCAGGAAATAGCAAGCAGATCGATAGAGAGTAAATCTGTTGCGGTGTCTATAGCGGCTGGCACGGCGGCTTTAGGATTATCTGACATGCAGTCATACGCCCAATTATTCGCAACTATTGCGGCTGGTATTTTGTCGGTTGTTCTTGCGATTAAGCACGGTCGCGATGCATATAGAGGCTGGAAAAATGACCGCGAAGAATCCAAGGAAGCTTAAGCTAATCCCAAAATGGAAGAAAACTCTTCGTTATGCGTGGTCGTTGCGTTTAATGGCGCTTAGTGGAGTTTGTTCCGTCGGCGAGATACTTGTAGCCTATTACCCTGATGCGCTGCCTAGGGGCGCTATGGCTGGGCTTTCTGGTTCGTTTGCGCTCGGCGGGATTATCGCTAAGTTTTTTAGCCAAAGGAATATGAGTGATGACGACTAAAAAGAAAACGCTAGCGGTCATATTGGGAAGCGTAACGGCGGCGGCTGCTCTATACGGGCTTACTCCAAAACATGAAGGCACTGTACTTAAAACGTATAAAGACATGGGCGGCGTTCTGACTTACTGCACAGGCGCAACAGAAGACGCTCAGTGGGGAAAGACTTACACTAAGGAAGAATGTAGAGCGCAACTTGATTACGATCTTGCACGACATGCTGAAGGGATGCTTAAATGTACCAAAGTGCCATTGACCGAAGGGCAAAAAATAGCTTTTACAGATTTTACTTTCAATGTGGGCGTATCGGCTTATTGCAGCTCAACGGTAGCAAGAAAAGCCAATCAAGGCGACGTTAAAGGTTCATGTGACGCGCTATTAATGTGGGATAAAGTCAATGGCAAGCCAGTTAAAGGCTTAACTAATCGTCGGCAAGAGGAAAGAAAAATATGTCTCGCATCTACTTAATCATTGCTGGAATGCTTGCCGTACTTTCTGCAACTTATTTTGTTTCAAAAATACCTGAGCATTACAGAGAACAAGGCAGAGAAGAAATCCGTAAAGATGTTGCGCAAAAGTCACATGAAGCATTGCTAATCCGTAATGCAGAAAATGAGCGTGATAAACTAGCACAAGCCGAAATTAACAGAAAGGTAGTCACAGAATATGAACTCAAATTACAGAACCAAGCTTTTGAAATTGACAAGCGCATCTCTGATATTAAGCGCTCTGGTGGCCTGCGGATCACAGCCCCTTCGTGTAGAGAATCTACCAGAGCGCCCGAAGCCACAAGCCCCATCAGAGCTGATGAAATTGGAGACTACCGACTTCCTAGCGACATTGAAGAAGGTCTTTTTGGACTCGTTAGACAATGCGAACAAGTCCAAACAAAACTGACCGCGCTACAAGCTTGGGTGCGGTTACAAGGCTTTGCTGAAACGAAGGAATAATTTTCATTGCTCATTCTCCCATTTATCAAGTTCTTTAATAGACCTATCCCACTCGTTAAAAATTAGAACAGCAACGCCTGTAATAAACGCAACCCAAAGCATTACGTATATTGCTTCTTCTACTGTAATGTTAATCATAAATACTCCATAAGTGTAAAAAGTACCGCGCCAATCAAAGCAGACCAGCAAAGGTATTTAGCGACTGTTTCTAGGGAGTTAATTCAATCTCCTTGTATTCTGGTGCTGCTGCGATCAGTCTTTTTAAAACTATCGCTAAAGTAGTCCAGTGCATATTTAATTCTCTGCCTTGGCACCAGTCGTCAAAAGCTTCTAGCTGCTTCTCTGTCGGCTCAATCGGCACGATCTTATGCGTTGCCGTGTCGTAGGTTACTGTGCGTAGTGTCATGGCATTTGCTTCCTAAGTTCTTGCATTTGCGAATCTCTGATTTTCTTAAACTCATTAAATTCAACAAGTTCGTTTTCAAGATCGCTAATCCGCTTTGCCTGTGCTGCGAGTTCAGCATTTAAGGACATTAAAGCGTCATTTTTCCAAAGATCATCTGCCGTTACCTTCACTGGCTCTTGTGCCGAGGAATAAAGCGGGATAATCTGCAACTCATAGCTTTTACGCACAACTTTTTCATCAATCTCAGACATGCGCGTAAATTCCAATGAGTCGCGCACAACTTCGCCATTTGCCGATGCAATCACGCGGTATGCTGCTGGCTCTTGCGCTGGCTGTAGCCTAGCAATACGCGCATACTTTTCTTCTGTTGTATGACCGTCCCATTTGCCCTTATACGCTGGCAAATCAGCAAACAGGTATGCTTGAGAGTCGTGATAATGCCAACTTGCTTGACCTGTTGGAAGGTCAATATAAACGCATCCGTGCCAATCCTCAGACCAGCCATCAATAGCTGTTTTTGCTATGCCAGAAGGGAAGCATTTAGCAAGTGCAGCGACTGCCTGATTACGCTCAAGATATGCTGCATCTTTACGCGCTTCCATTTCTGACAGGGCGTTTGGATCTTGTGCTGGCTGTTGAGATACATTTCTCGGTGGATTTATACGATTCAGCAATGAACAACAGCGCTTAAAAATTTCATCATCAAGATTAAAAGCTTTACCAATGAAACTTCCACTTACTCCATCAAAATCGTCGTAGCAATCTGTGCCATTTTCCCAAGCGTCAAACACGGCAGATAAAAGCGTGATTGCCTCATGTATATCTTTGCTTGGCTCTTGCTTTGCCTGTGCTGCTCTGATTTGCTCATTACAATCAATCACAGTTTTCCATTGCTGGATTTCCTTTGCCTGTGCTGCGTTTTCTATTCGCAAAGTATCACGCTCAACTAGCGTGTCATACAGCATGGTTTCGCGCTGGTTTACTGGTGTTGCGTCGATGTGTTCGGCATACTTTGCAGCTTCTTTCAGCTTGGCGTTCTCTGCTTGCAGTGCTTCTAGTGCTGCGGCAGGGTAGATAATGCGAGTTTCGGCACAATCCGCTTCAATTTCTTCAACGTAGCGAGCCTGATTTATATCTAGCCACTTTCCATCGCTACAATATCGTTGATACACTGGTTTTATTTCACTCATGGTTGATTCTCCTGAATTAGTTCAGATTTGCATAATTCCAAAACACCTAGCGCAACTACTAACGATGTTTTCCCCGAGAATTTATCAATCGCCTCTCTTATTTCTTTGTACATATCACGTTCAATCTGATATGTACTTTCTTCTATGCTCATCACTATCTCCTATTTAGTTTTATAAGCTTCTACCGCAATCCTGATGCCTGAGCTAACTGACCCGCCTATTTGCTTGGCTTTGTCGATTGTCACACTATCTAAATACAAGTGAGCTGCCCGACCGTCTTTTAACTTTGGCGGTGCGCCTACTGGATTTTTTTTGTCTTGTTTCATTGGGTTATTGTGTGAGTTAATAGCCCCTTTCGGGGCGCATTGTTTAAGCCGAAACTCGGCTAACTTGTTTTGCTTTTAACAAGCCAGCTTCAAAAACGGGCATTTCATAATATTGTGTACCACCTTTAACGTAAGCACGACGACCTTCAAATCGGCTAGAGTCTTCAATTATTTGAAAAACAGCTGTTTTGTCGTTTTGAGTAGTAACTGTTACAGTTTCGATGATAGTTTCCATTTTCATTCTCCCGTTTTAGGCTTTGCGTTATTGCTTGCCCGATGTAAGAATCATATACCTAAACATAATTATATGTACACATAAATATTAGAGTGTTTATTCTAATTTGCGGCGTTATTGCATCAATCCCCTTAAACGTTTCTTCTCTTCTACGATATCAGCCCGTAGGCTGGTTTTTTCTTCTTCGGTTAGTGTTTTAGCGTATTCGATTAGAAAATGGCGCGGAGCAGTTGCTAATCGTCTTAATTGGCAGCATTCACGGTTTGCATGAGTGCGACCGCTGTTTGTTTCGCACCATTCACATCTGGTAACCATGCTCTCTTGCTGCATCTTCCGCAAACTTTCGTTGTATTAATGAGACAGTCTTATCACCGCGCTTTATTCGCTCTAAAATTTTTCGATACCAAGCTGTATCTTCTTTTTTCTTGCTTAGCACATCTGACGCGCCAATATCTTTTAAAACCTTCGCTGCTTCTTTGTTATCAGTTCTTGATCTACTTGGCGCTGGTAGGGCGACTAATGGCTTCTTAATCTCAGCCCATTCTCCCTTACTCATTTCAGCCTCGAAAGCAGCTTCCCAACGCGACTTTATTTGTGAGTAGGTCTGATTAAGCAAGTCGTATGCAAGTGGTACAGCAGCCCAATAAATCGCAGGATGACTCCAATTACCTATTTCACCTTTTGAGCGTTCCTGACAGCCTGCCACAGCTTCGTAATACGCTGTGAGTGAGTTAGCTATAGGTCGGCAAGACTTTATAAACTCTGCACAACTTGGAGGCCATTCTAAATTTTTTCGACAGTGTTTAATTCCCGCGGCAACTTCCTCAAAAGTAATTCTTTCTTCTTCAAAAGCTTCTGCCCAAGATACCTGCCAGTTTTCAATTGCTTCCGGCGAAGGAAAGTTCGCTCGCCACTTGTTCGGATAAGCCCCGTCTAATCGGTTGTAAAGCCTATCCATTGCCGATTCACCATTAGGCTTTTCTTTGCTGAAATGTACTTCAAACCACTTTGAATATTCATTCATTTAATCAACCTCAATTTGCTTTGATTAACGTAGGCGGTCGGGTCAAACTTAACTTGTCTTTGCGTGGATTGTTCTTCTTTAACCTCATACAAATCCGTCCAGCTATGAATGATAGACTGCTCTAGCACCTTTTCTAAATCCTGACCGCTTGTGTAAAATCCTGCCAATTTCTTGATTAGCAGCTTCTTTGCAAACTCTGTCGCTGGCTTCTTTATCTTCTTTCGCATTTCTAGATATTCGTTCCAGTGCTCTTCTGGTATGAAGTTCGGGAGTTCTGATATTAGACTCATGATTCTATTTCCTCGTAAATTTTCCAGTCAACACGGCGCTTTTTCATCAGTTCAACATATTTTTTATATGCGCTAGTTTTTGTAGGACTAAATCCTAATCCTTTGCACCAATAGTCGTTTCTCAAAATAGTCTTGCAAATCTTGCGCCACGTTGGAACCTTGCCATAACTTTCTAATCTTACTTCGGCCTTATCAGGTATGCCGTCTTGATAGCCCCTCTTAGACCACCATTTAAGATAAACAGCCAACTTGTTTTTATAATGCTCTGCAGTTGGCTTTGGCATTGTATTAAGCAAGTGATTAGCAAAGCTTTCGTATGTGTGATTAGGAGGCAATGCAATGTGATGATTGCCAAGTACAGCGCCTTTTTCATCAGCATACAAAGCACCAGTATTTGCACCAGCAACACGCAAACAAACCTTTGCCCACATTTCAGGCTCTACAACTTGATACAGCCAAAGACCTTTTCTAGCCTCATCTCCAAACGGTTCGCAAATACGCATTTGAGATAATTTAATTCCAGCTTGATGCATTCTGTCATAAAGCTTGTTATACGGCTTTTCAAACTTTGCAAAATATGTCCAAAGGTCTGTTGTTTTCCAGTCATAAATTGGATAAATATTCCAGCAGTCGGCAATGACTTTAGTTGTCCATGGCTTACCTTCGTACATTGGCTTATCTCGTGCAATAGTTCTAAAACGATTTAAGCTTTCATCTGCACGAATGCCAATAAATGCCGCGCATTCTTGCCCTTGTGCGTACCATTCGCCAAAGCATGGGACAAATTCTTCAAACGGCATACCATCAAAATAGAATGGGAATATTGAACCATCAGTAATGCTAATTTCATCAGGTTGACGAACCCACAAATCTTTTTTGTTTTTGTCCCATGCTGTCCACTCTGGCTCGAATTGGCTAGTTGCGTTCCATGTTTTCATCGGCAATGCTACCCAATATGGGTCAATCCATTCCGCATATTCAGAATACATTTCTTTTGCAAAGCGGATCGTATGGCTTATTTGACATTCCCAATCAATAAACAAACAGCCTATTTTACGATTGCGATTTTTTGCCTCATCCATTACTAAATGAAGCATCAAAGTCGAATCTTTCCCAGCGCTAAAGCTAATGTAAATTCGCTCAAAATTATCAAAAGTCCATTTAATGCGTTCTTTTGCTGCGGTTAAAACATCAATTCCTAATCCACGTTTAGGCATTTTTCTCTCCCATCAATTTTGCTATGTGTTTTTGCTTCCAGTATTCAATTGCTCGGTCTGCGGCCTCATTGGCTAAATCTTGCTGCTCTTCTGTCAAAGTTCTCCATGCAAGCCTAGTAATATCTTCTGGTGCGTTATGATTGAAAGCACAAGCAGCGTGACCAATCCAAGCTTGATGATTGATTGACGATGCCGTTAAATTGCACTCACACGAGAAAGGCCATTCATCAACAACTTTTCGGCAAACCTGCTCAAAACAATCATATTCGATCATTAAATTTCTTGAATATTCCTGCAAGCTTTCCCGCTTTTCAATTGGAACCATTCGCCACATATCAGTTTTAAATTCTTCGCACAATTCAAACCGATGAAATATTCTTTTAATCTTCACTGATCAATTCCTCATTATCGTTTGAAAT